TGTGTCGTGCCGCTTCACAGGCCCTCGTGCGCCCCGAGGTGCCGGTCAATCTTTGCGTCCGTAGCGTCGAGCTTGAGGTCGAGTTTGGTCAGCACGCTTTCGATGCGGTCGATTGCGTCTCGCATGGACGAGCCGTGATTGGGCTTGTATTGCGCCTTAATCTCCTCAATCTCCGAGGCGAGGCGCTCGGCAGCGAGGTCTGAGGCTTTGGAAGCGACTCGGTGGTGGAGGAATTGCTTGACCTGGTTGATGGTCTTGAACGTACCCCAGACGAAGCCGAGGAAGAAGCCGATGCTGACGATAAAGTTAATCCACCAGTTAGCGGTGTTGAGCGACAATCCCAGCATCATGATTTGGGCTCGAAGGGTCGGACTTCGTGGCCTTGCACCTGTGGCACTACCTTCGTGACGGTAGGCGTGGCGACCTTGTGCGTGTCAGGTGTGCGAGGCGTGCCGGTGATGCCAGTGTGGAAGCGCAGGTAACGCTGAGGCTGGCGACCGTCCTGTGAGACGTGCACGAGGCTCGGGTCGCCCTGCTGACCGTGCGAGATGGTCAAGGGGTCGGGACCGGCCTGCACGATGAGCGCTGTGTGCCAGCCCGTTGATGGGCCATAAACGATAACGTCGCCAGGCTGCACTTGGGCGAGGGGAATCTCAAGCCCGTGGCTGAGCAGGGTGCCGGTGTAGCCGGTGTGGTTGTAGCCCAGCCCGTTCGGGTCGTCGGCTCCGGCGATCCAGTAGCACCACGTCACGAAGGCTGAGCAGTCAGCGTTGATGGGGAACTGCGGAGGATAGACCCCGATGGCACTCATGCGCAGAGGCCCCTCGGTGTAGTTGAAGTGTGCGCTGTTTGCGTGAGCCCACTGAGCCCACTGCACGATTGCTTGGCGTGTGTCGTTCATGATTCTCCTAACTAATGCCGATGACGGTGATGTGGGCGAAGGCGACAGTCATGGAGGCGCTGCCGCCGGTCTTTGCGAAGAGGTAGAGGCTAAAGGGCTGGGTGTCGGGGGCGTTGTAGATGAACGAGCTCGAGAACGATGCGGCCTGTGTCGCCTTTGTGAAACCAATCTGGTAATCCATGATGAGTGGGGAGGGGGTCAGGGTCGGGTCTGGGTTGAGACTGAGAGCGGCGTAGACCTGCGTGTCTGCCGAGGGCAGGGAAATGGTCCCGCCGAAATTGAACAGGATGAGGTAGCGCAGGAAGCCAGCAGGCGTGGTGTTCGGTCCGGTGTAGGTGGCGATGCTTGTTAGTGCGCCGAGGTTGGTGTAGTTCGTGGTGACACTTTTGCCCGTGTTGCTTGGCGTGCCGCTATCCCACGCCCCACCCTGCCGCCAGAATGAAGCGTCTGAGCCGTCGCCCAGCGAGGTGAGTGATGCGCCGAAGTTCGAGGAGTTCTTTATGACCATTAGTTGTGTACCGGATAGGGGTCGAGGACGAATGAGGAGTGCCAGGTGCCAGGGTCAGCCACGAAGTCGTGCGTGATGCTCTCGATGACCATGCGAGCACTAATAGCGTTCGCTCCCGAGGCGTTAGGCATGGTGCGCTCGAAGGAGATGATGTCTCCGAGTCCTGCGTCCAGCATGGAGGGCAGGTTCGCCCCGTTGCTCGTCTCGCTGAGGAGCGTGACGTTGTTCACTCTCCAGAGGGGCTGGCGGTAGATGTAGCCGAGGAAGTAGGCCGTGCTCTTAGCGTCTGCGAGCGAGGTGGAGACCGTTGAGCTCTTCGTCAGCGTGGAGAAGCCCCAGCGAGCCTCGGCGGTCACGTTCTCATAGATCTGGTCCGTGCCTGCCTGTGGAGTGATGCGCACGGTCGTCCAGGTGTCAGCGTCGTCGAAGATGACCTCACAGGATGGCCCGTCATAGCGCAGGGCTCCGCTCGAGGTGTCGCTCCATGTGTAACCTGCTGAGGCCGAGGTGGGGAGCCACATCCAGTAATACCCCAGCGCCGGAGTGCCGCCGGTCCACCCTCCCGAGAAGGTGAGCGTGGTCGCCGTGTTGGAGGTGACGATTGCCGAGGACGTGCCGGAGTTGAGGATGACCCCGACCCACTGGTTCGTTGTCCACGTCGAGGTGCTGTCGGTCAGCGTGGTCGAGGTGACTGCCGTAGCGGTGCCACTGTCCCAGTTGCCGAAGTATTTTTGCGTGTCGAAGCGGAAGGTCCCGTTTGGCGTTTGGTAGAAGGAGCCCAGGTCGGTCTCGGTAACTTGCTGAATGAGGTCCAGCGCCGTAGATCCGGTGATGGGTGAGTCCCAGTAGTAAGGCTCTACCGAGGCGAAGCCGTTGTGCACGTTCCCTTCGGTGTAGCCCGAGGTCACTTGCTGGTATCCGTAGCCGATGGCGAAGTTCGAGACGCTGAGCGTGCAGGGATTGACGAGGCCGCCGTCATTGTTGATTGTGCCCCAGCCTGCGAGGGTGAGAATCTCAGCGATGCGGTCGCCTGAGATTACCTTGTCAGAAGTGACGGGGAAGCCGAGCTGCAGCAGAGAGCCTGCACGGTAACGCTGCTGAATCTGCGCCTGAGGAACTGAGACGACGTTGGAGATGACAATCTCGTCCACCTGTCCGTTGTAGGTGGGGTTCAGCCCATCCCCACCGATAAATAGGAGGCCGTTTGAGCTCAGCGAGGTGGCGCTCAGGCCGGTGATGACGGTGAACGTCCCGTCGCAGTAGAGATAGGTGACGCTGCCGACCACGACAAGTCCGACGTGGTGCCAGTAGCCGTCATTGACTGCGATGTTCGAGGAGACGTTGAGTGACGTGGTGGTAGTCCCCGTCCACGCCTCTAACTTGCCCGAAGCGCCGACCTTTATCTGCACCGTCGTCGTGCCGCCACTGACTAACTGCGTGACGAGTTGCTTGTTTGTTGTCTGCCCGAGAATCCAGAAGTCCAGCGAGCCGATGCCGGTCTGAGTGGGGAGGGCGATGACCCCAGCGCCCTGATTAGATGCGCCTGCGAGGTCCACACAGCCGTTGGAGTCGTAGATGATGACCCCATTATTGGGATAGGACACCTGCCCGAAGAAAGTGCCGTTAGCCCCTGTGCCGGTCTGGTCCACGATGTCCGTCGAGTAGGCCACGCCTGCGCCGGTTGAGGTGGCGGTCACGCCGGTAATCGTCGTAGTGAACGAATTCGCCGTGACTGACGTGACCATGACGTTTGCCTGGTTCAGCGTAGCGAGCCCACCCAGCCCCGAGACGGTCACGCCATCGCCCACCTTGAAGACGTTGTTCGTGCAGTAGTAGGTGATGCTCGTCCCGTTGCCAACTGCTGAGGTGACGACGGTGCTGGAGTAGTTAGAGCACCGATACCAGTTCTTCGTGGCGGCGGAGTTGGCGTAGGTCTGCCAGAATGAGGGGCGGTAGAGGTACTTGAGGCTCAGGTACTTCGTCAGGTCGGTGGCTTCGATGTCGAGGTCCGAGTTGAGTTGGTCCCCGACCTTCTCTCGAATGGTGTCGATGATGCCGAAGTAGATGGGGTAGGTCGTGCCGCTCCAGGTGGCCTGAATTGCGACCGGCATGCGAGGGGCGATTTGGTTCGTGTTGTTGAAAAAGCCGTCTCGGTTGTTGAGCGTCATCTTCAGCGTCGATGCTTCGACCCGATCGAGGTAGTGCTGCTTGCCGGTGCGAGTGGAGAAGTCTCGGACGTACTTGCCCACATAGGTCCAGTAGGAGTTCGAGGTTCCCGAGGCAGGGAGAGCCTGACCAGTCGAGGCGATGAAGTTCGTGGGGTTGAAGCCAATCCATACGTCGATGACTGGAAGCGATGCGATGGTGGTCATCGGAGCCTCCGCTTCGTCGTAGGTGCTGGCTTCTGTTGCTGAGCAGCGTGTCCGTACAGGTTCCCCATCGAGCGTACCTGTTTCGTCTGCGAGATGCGGATGGCCTCAGCGACGGCCTTGATGAAGGCAGGGTTAGCGACGAGGGCGTTGGCGATGGCGCTCACGTCGATGGCGATGTTCCATGTCTCATTAGCGCCGGTGTTGTTTTGGAACTCAGCCATGAGCCTTGATGGTCAAGTTGATGGTGGTCTTGCCGTAGGTCTGGAACTGCCCTGGGCGGTATCCTGCGAACGTTTGAGCGAAGTTGTTGCTGGCGTAGGCGGCCTGCATGTTTCCCTGGAATAAGTTCAGTGGGTGAGCGTTAGGGTTCGTCGGGTCGAACTCGAGGTCAGCAGTCAATCCCTGCTGCTTCATCATGGCGTTGATGTAGGCAATTTGCGCTGCGGTGTAGTTGCTTTGCTTGAGTGCCTTGTCGAGCTGTGGGATTTGCTTGGACGTGAATGTCTGGGCGGTTGTTTGACCTGGCGTAAGAGCGTCGGCAGCCATTACTGCCCCGAACAG